GCAACATCAAAGGAAACAATCACATTCAAGCTCGGACGATTGGTACTTACAAAGCCACCAGTAGAATACAACATCGACGGGCTCCTAGTATTGACTCAAGAATTCACAGTAGAGTACGAGGCAACAGACCTAGAAATGCAAGCAATCGTAATCAACACAATAAACAATGCATCGACAAGAGTATACGACAAAGCGTAATTAATATTTTAATCAAAAAATAATGAACAACACACGAACAACAAAAGAAATAGTAACACCGAGTGGAAAAAAGGTAGTTATAAACGAATACATCACAGGCGGAGAATCACGCAAGATACAAGCTCTTTACATGGAGGGCTTGACCGCTATTGAATTTAAAGCAGGCGACACAAACTCACTGATGTCAAAGATTCCAATCACGACAGTATTCAAAGCACAGGAAATGGCGCTCGGTTTTCTTATTGTCTCAGTAGATGGCGAGACAGAGAATGCATATAGCAAAGCGATGGAACTCAAAGAAGATGACCTAGAATTTATAATGAAAGAAGTTGATGAAATAACTACTGGTATCCTAAAAAAAAATCTCGAATCTGCACCAAGTACATCGGAGGACAAGTCGTAGATGAGATGATCATAGTGGTCATCTGTGAAATGTACGGATGGGACTACCAGACATATCTCAATCAACCGTCATGGTTTCTAGATTTGATTAAAAACAAGATAGATATCGACGGAAAGAAACAAGCATCGAAAACTAATAAAAAATAATATATGGGTGGAGACCAAACATTAAACATAGTTATAAAAGCGAAAGACCAAGCTAGTGCAACTATTGATAAATTCAAAGGTAAGCTAGATGATCTTCAACCAACTTTCCAAAAAATGGCGGCAGTAGGAACTGCGGCGTTTTTGGCGATTGGAGCCGTAGCTATAAAAAGTGTCAATGCATATGCTGAAGTAGAGCGCGCAAATCGTCAACTCGAACACGCTGTCATTGATGTATCAAAAGGAACTCGAAAACAAGTAGAGGCCATTGATGCCCTTGCTCAGTCCCTCCAAAAGAAAGCTGGTATCGATGCAGACTCTTTGAAAATGGGAGTGGCACAACTATCGACATTTGGATTGCAAGCAAAGTCAGTAGTTGATTTGACAAAATCCCTTGCCGACTTAACTGTTAACCAGAACGGATTAAATGCCAGTGGGGATCAATATATATCTAGTGCAAATATTATAGCAAAGGCAATGCGTGGAGAATTTGGAGCGCTCCAAAAAATGGGTATTCGTTTCACAGAGCATCAGCAGGAGTTAATCATGACAGGAAATGAAACACAAAAAGTGGCGGCGATACAGGAGGGATTCGCGCAGAACTTACGTGAGACAACAGACACAGTCGGAGGCGTTGACCTAGCGACTGCGAAACTAAAACGGACGATGGAAGATATACAGGAAAATGTCGGAAAGGCACTAGCACCGGCATTCGCAAAACTCGCAGAAAAACTACAACCAATTATTGAAAGATTTGCAGAATGGGCAGAAAAGAATCCAGAACTACTAGCAAAGATTATTATGATTGCAGGTGCCATAGCTGGACTTGTAGCAGTGGTAGGAGGGCTCGGATTAGTACTGCCGTCAGTTATAGCAGGGTTTACATTGCTGATGGGACCAGTAGGCCTCGTTGCTCTAGCAATTGGAGGTATCATTTACATCATAAAAACAGTGATAGAAATATATACAATGCTCCGAGACGACGGCGCTCTTATCTGGGAGGGTATACAGATTAGTATTACTGAGAAAATAAATGCAATAAAAGATGTGATCACTAAAGTAATAAATGGTATCCAGCTTGTATGGACAACTGTGTGGACAGCGATCAGTGATTTCTTTACAAACATCTGGGACACAATGACAAGCACTGCGAAGAGCGCAATTGACAGTATAAAAAACTTCCTGCAACCAATCATCGACATGGTAGACAGAGTCATTGAAAAACTAGCATCGATTGGTAAATCAGTCGGCTCATCAATCAAAGGCGCAGTAACAAAGGTAGGCGATAAGCTCGGATTTGAACATGGTGGTATTGTGCCGGGAGCTATCGGTCAAGCGGTCCCGATCATAGCTCATGGAGGAGAAAAGATTACACCAGCAAGCCAGAGCAGTAGCGGTAGTGGAGTAAGCATCGTTTTAAATATGAACTACCCACAATTTAATAACCAGAATGATGCATCTGTAATTAGCTCACAGATTGAGAAAGCACTCAGAGACGTGATACGTATTAATAAATTACAACCAGCATAATATGGCAAAAACTCTCGAAATCGCAGGGGTAAATTATCTGCCGTATTACAAAACAAACACGGCTCAAATAAAGGAGACACTCCGAAAGACCAATGTGATGAATATGGAGATTGTCACAAAAGGGATAGCCAATGCTCCACAGGAGGGGTCAGAAATCGTCTTCAAAGACGGCTCACGTTTTCTATTTGGTGGATATGTGTCACGAGTGCAACCAGAAGAAACAGGCAAAGGCCAGCTCTTTAATTTCACAGTAGAGGCATCAGACTATGCATATATTTTTAGTAGCAAGATAGCGCGCAGGGCATATAACAATAAAACACTTTTATATATTGTCACAGATTTAATGAGCGAGTACGTAGATGCATCGTACGGCTATGATATAACAAACGTGCAGACAGGGCCAACGATAGACACAATCAGCTTCGACCACATAAGTATTAAAAAATGCTTTGAAAAACTGGCCAAGACAACAGGTCTAGTATGGTGGGTGGACTACGAGAAAAAATTATACTTTCAAACACAGACAACAGATGCCGCGCCAGAGACAATCATAGATGCAGGTACAAATACTGACTCGATAAATATTTCATACGATACATCACAAGTAAGAAACTCCGTAATTATTATAGGAAGTACTGAGGGGGTACAGTCGCTTGATCTTGTTGAAGAACACTTCGACGGTGATGGAGAAACGAGAGCATGGGAGTTAGATAATAAGCCATCACAAGTATCATCAATAAAACTAAATAATGTGGCACAGCAATTCTCATTAGATTTAAATGAGCGTGATACCGATATATTTGTTTACAGTTTTACAGGTTCGAGTTTTAGATTAACAAACGCACAAACAACACCGACAGGAAGTGATGACATTGATATATCATACTATCCACGAATACCAATAATCCAACAATTAACTGATCCAGCGAGCATAGCGTTTTTTATGGCTCTTGATGGAGGAGATGGAGTATATGAATACACCGTCAAGGATGCGAGTATAGGGTCGCTTGAAGAGGCAGCAGCACGCGCACAACAAGAGCTAGATGAATACAGCATGCCACTTGTCGATGGGATAATTACTACACGTTCAGGACTACTTGCAAGCCCAACAAATATATTCAAGCCGGGACAAGTATTGACAGTCAATCTACCTACACAAGGCATTAATGTTGATACCGCATTTCTTATACAGGAGATGACAATAGAAGTTATAGATGGATCAAGCACAGAGTATATATATACAATTAAATTCGGAGGCAAGATTGTCGGCATTCAGCAATTCTTAGAAACACTAGCCGCGCGCGAATCAGATGTTTCAACAAGTGACAATCCAGAAGAAATAATAACGATCGAGGCCGTGACTGACAGCATGGAATTTGACGATGCAGGGACTCCAATAACAACAAGCATACAGACTCCACCATTTGAATATGGTCCTGCAGGTAGTCCACAGGGTAAGTGGAATGAATCAGAGTGGGCGTAATTAAAATATGTTATAATATATATAATCATGCAAACGATAGAGAAAAACATATCAGAGAAAAAGAAATTCGCAAAAGGACTTGTAACATTTACAAGTTTTGTACTCGACTCAGATGAGGCAAGAGAGATAGATCGCGAGCTTGGACTTGCAGTTGATATGCCTGCCAATATCTATGATCAGAAAATTGCTCGGCTCCGAGAGCTTTGTGAAGTACGAGAGCATACATTTGAAAACCAGATTGTACTTGTTGGCCGTGAAGTGTTTACACGCAGACTGACAAATGACACAACATACACGGGAATCATAAACTACGGGGCGCTTGGAACAGGCAGTGCTGCAATAACAGATGCCGACACAGTACTAGATACAGAAGTGAAAAGAAAAGGGGTAGCAGTTTATAGCAGAACAACAGATACAGCAACGCTTAGATTTTTTTATAGTAAAGCAGACACGAATGGTACATACGAGGAATTCGGAACTTTTATAGATGGAACATCAACAGTAGATACCGGTCAAATGTTTAATAGAGTACTGACGGGAGGATGGGTTAAATCAGCATCCGAGTCGCTAACCGTAACAGTACAGTTTGATTTAAATGCAGCATAAATAATATATGGCAATCGCAGCAGGAGAAGATATCTTAGTAGAGGATCTATTCCACATTAGAAAGATAACATGTGTAGCAGATGAAGATTTGACTGCAGGTAACCCTGTCGGGATTTCAAATTACGTTACTGGGTTAAAAGTAGCAAGAGCATTAAGGCCAATAACTCCGGCAACTATTTCATACACAGTAAACTCTAGCTTAGAAAGACAAAATCAATCATTCCCAATCGGTGGTGATAAGTTTATATTTTTAAATTCCAATACAGGTACAGATACTTTATACGCTACTGTTGGAACGATAACTCCTTCAACAAAAGCAGTTTCACTAGGTACATCAGTGGCGGTGACTGCTGATGAAACAACTCCATTTTATGTCGGGTGCAAATTAGATACGGACAAGTTTATTGTTTTCTATTTGGAAGATGCATCAACGACAATAATAAAATACAGAATAGGAACTGTATCGGGAACGACTATTACATTTGGATCGGCCGCGACATTTGCGACAGGGGCAACAGCAATCTCTAGCTTGGTGTGTGATCAAATATCAACAGACAAAGGGATCATTTTTTATGGCGCTGCGACTGTAATAAATTCACGACTTATAGCATTTACAGCATCGGGTACAGTAGCAACAGCAGGAACTCCACTAGCGATAGGAACTACAATAGACAATGAAGTGCAGTACCCAATGATACGAAAAGTAGCTACCGATAAATTTATAATCGCTTGCGACAGTGGAAATACAGCTAGTAACTACTGTCAGATCGGTACACTATCGGGAACGACAATCACACTAGGAACCGAAACAGTATTCTCGGCAAATGACGATTTTGGAAATTCTAGTTACACAATGAAAATTGTTTCACCGAGCGACAATGTTGTAATTATTATACACAGCAAAGCAGGATCGGGTATAGGTGAAACTGTTGTAGGAACCATATCAGGTACTACTCCGACATTTGGTACACCAGTAGCAGGAAGTCAATACGACATTGGATTATATTCACCGTCATCATCGTCTTTCTTTGTAGGTAACGGCGTGCAAAGGTTCGTGACTGGGTACACTTTTTCTGGTACTACAATTACATCAATAGGGATAGTGAATTATGTACAAGACACACAGTGTTATATCAAAATGGATAATGGATATTATGTAGGAGTAGAAGCCACAGGAACTACGCTCAATGTTCATATCGAGGGAATGTCTAATAACTTCATTGGAATAGCACAATCCACAGTTTCAAAAGGGGCCAGTGTTGATGTTTTAGTTGAGGGAATAGATGCGAACCAATCAGCGCTTATACCGGGTGGCAATTATTTAGTTTCAAGTGCAGGGTTAACACTTCAATCAAGCTCTGCCACATTAAATACCGTTAACGATAGTTACGTATTAGCATTATCAGCTACACAAATTCTAGTAAAAATATAATGGAACAATTCTTAACAACAATACCGGGAACAGTAGCAGCGTGGGTAGTAGTTATAACTTTAGTGATTGGTGGCGTATTGGTAGTCATCGGACTCTGGGATAAGAAAGTCAAAGAACGTAAAAAAGAAACTGATGGATCGGAAGACCGACTGATTGAAATACTACAGACCACAGTTAATGAGCTAGAGAAAAAAGTCGATCAGCAAACGAAAGACATCGAGGGGCTAACAAAAACGGTGGAGGAATTAAAACGAGACAATGAAAAGTATATTGATATATTCAAAGGTCGAGATGGTCAGACACAGCAATTTTATAAAGAGGGTTTTGAAGCAATGAAGATTGCAAACCTAACACATGATGTAGTAACAACAATGGCAGAGAGTGTCAAGAATACAAATGAAAATCTAAAGAGTACAAATGAGAACATTAATAAATTAATCGATTTATTGGGTAAACATCTAGAAGTTTCAGATCATGCATCAGGTAAGTAATATTACAACACAGATTATATGTTTGTGAACCAGTATCGATTTAAGCACTGGGGTGTATCGAAATCAGCACTGGGGTGTATGGAAATCGATACACTAACTAGAATATATACTAGAATTATTAACTAAATATATACACATATGGAAAATGAAAAACAATTTGGAAAGGGGGCGATAATCGACAAACCAGACAATCGTGATATTTTATATAGCAAAGTAGCAATGGGTTCAACGCCTTTCGATTGGAGTACTGGATATGATATTGAAACAGTACTGGGAACTGCGCTAGGGAACCAAGCATTTAAGATATCATCAAAGGACCAGAATGGATCAGGGTCATGTGGTGGACAGGCGTGGAGCTACGCAGGAGCTGTACTAGAGGGTCTAGTCACAGGAACGTATGAGGAACGTAGTGCTAAGTTTATCTATTCACAGACCTACGTACTACCAGCAGGAAGTGATGGGCGTACAAATTGCGAGTTGGTAAAGAATCAGGGATGGGCGCGTGAGGCCGTGTGTGCCTCGTATGATGGGGGAAACCCACCAAGTGAGGTATTCATGCAAAGGAAGTCCGACATCACGCCAGAGGCCAAAAATGACGCGAATAAAGCCAAAGCCCTAGTATATGGCAATGTGACTGTTTCAATTGATGCTGTAGCTAAAGCAATCCGAGATGAGGGAGGGGTGATTCTAGGGATCACTGGAAAGAATAACGGCACATGGTTATCGTCATTCCCTAAGCCACCAGATAAAATAGATCGCGACTGCTGGAACCACTGGGTCTATTGCGGTAAAGCAAAAATGATAAATGGCAAGAAGTATATCGGACTTAAGAATTCATGGGGTAACATTGGAGAAAGCGGATGGCAGTGGATCGGCGAAGAGTATTTCGTGAAGACGTATATCTGGTCAGTCTGGACATTAATATTCAAACCAGTAGATCAGGCATGGCATCATACATTTACAGTTACTCTGAAGAAAGGTAGTAGTGGTCTAGAGGTTGAAGCATTGCAGAAAGCGTTGACTCTAGAGGGAATGTTCAAAGGAGTAATCGATGGTAAATTCGGACCGATCACCAAAGCAGCAGTAGAGGTATTCCAAGCTAGGTATTCACTATGGGTCGATGGAGTAGTGGGTCCAAAAACAAATAGGAAATTGAATAGTTTATACGAAAATTAATTTATAAAAAACATATGAAAAATATATTCACAAAAATTGGGAAAGGTATCAAGTTTGTATGGGACTGGTTAGTATACTCGTCACAGAACGCACAAAATATATCACTCATGATTAAAAGTATTGGTCTTGCGGCCATCCCTGCACTGCTTATAATCTCTAATACATTTAATATCCAGCTTACAAATGAAGCTCTGGAAGTATTCATTCAGAAAGCATCTGAATTTGTGATAGTCATCGGTACTCTCGTAGCGGCAATAGGAACGGTAGTGGGTGCGGCAAGAAAGATATTCGCAACGCTCAACGGCACAAACGACGTGATCGCAAACTATAAGAGATACGGAAATAAAGGTTTATAAAAAAGTAGTATCCCATCGGGGGTACTATCCTGCTCGGCGTTTCATTTTTTGGTGGGTTGTCACCTTTTGGATGAGACACTGAGTAGAACAGTATCCCTGAAATAATATTTTTTGTTCTTTAAAAAAAAGGAGGCAATCATGGTAGTAATCACAAGAGTGGGATATTGTACTGAATGTGCAAAGGCCCACGAACCGACTGGTGGTCATATGTTTTTAGCTTTTGGTACTAGTTCCAATTGTTTCAAAGCAATGACAGCTGAGTATTCCGGGCGTTTCGGATTTACTCCTCATATCTATAAAGGTAAACTGAATGGAAACAAAATCACTGTTGACATTGCCTGTGCGATGTATGGTTGTGGCGCTGAAAAATATATACAAAATGGTCAGGAGTATCTAAATATCAAGCAGGGTGCTTGGAGAAGAGAAACTTGGCCAATTGAAAGATGGAATGCTCTCGTACTTTACAATCACGATAAACAATTCGAAATATGAAACAGAAAACGAAACATCATCTAATTCCTAAGAGCCGCAAAGACAACCGTGAAAACCGACCGTAGATCCAATCGTAATGAATAACTAGAATCCTTATTCTTTCCACCGCTCAGGTGTGTAGAATGAAAAACAAGAATCCCGACAGAAATGCCGGGATTCACTATATCCCAAAAGCCCAATAATAAAGGGCTATTTTTTATATAAAGTTATCCACTCCTAGACACTAACAAGGATTGACAAGGAATGACAAGGGAGTATACTTGTATATGTCGAGGGATTATTATTTATTATTTATATATATGAAAATCAAAATACAACATTATAGAGATAGGAAACCAAACGGTCAGTTCGCTAAAGATGCTTTGAAAGGTAATATAAAAAAAAGAAGTACATTTAGTAATGTTATTATACTTGTATTTGTAGCAGAGCTTATGTATCTAGGGTGCGTATACGCTGACAAAGTCAGAGCAAGTGAATCAGAAGTAATTAATACAGTAGTTACAATAGAGAATAAAGTACCCATCCTTTCTCGTATCGCAGATTGTGAGAGTGGTGAGCGTTTACAAAATGGTAGAGCAAAAAAAGGTACTGCTACACACTACGCAAAGAATGGGCAGGTGAAATTAAATCCAAACACAAACGGTTCAGTAGATGTTGGCCATTATCAAATCAATGATGATGTGTGGGGAAAGAAAGCAACAGAGATGGGATTAAATATTATGGTCGAAAAAGATAACAAAGCAATGGCAAAATGGATATACGAAAACAGAGGCACAGAGGACTGGTATAGTTCCAAGAAGTGCTGGAAATAATATATGAAAACAACAATAATTTTTATAGGGATAGTATTAATAATAGTCGGATATGTCACATGGACAGACCAGCGTGACATGAAATTAATGGAGCTGTGTGCTGACCACGAAACAAAGACACTCTACGATTGCGATCAGCGCGGAGAATAAACATATGAACACAGAAAAAACACTTACACGCTTAGAGATCATCGATGAATTACGCTACCACGCATTGCCAAGACACTATCACTTGATAATCAATTGGAAGACAGAGGCACTGGAGAGATTGCTCGCTTGGTACAAAAAGACAAATAAGGGAATCCCAGAAAACTCTCAAATAGGACTACTTGGATTGATGGTGATTGGAGGGGTAAACAAACCAGATGGACTTAAAAGAGTAATGACTTTCAAACAATTATGATCTACCAGAAATACTGTACAAGCTCACCGTGGTGCGATGATGACTGCTGTAAATGCGATGCATACGCTGAACACGAGGCCAAAGAGAAAGAGCAGGAGCAAGTAGTTATCGGTATTGATTATGCCTTGCTAGATAAGGACAAAACCAAAAAGGACGACGATTTGCCTTTTTAAAATGTTATAATAGTAGAGGGATAGAGACATCCCAAAACTATGGAAAAAACAATAAAGTGGGTCCTGATTGTGATAGCGTTTGCCTTAATAGCAATACTTATACACATGAAAGTGAATGCCGAACAGGCACAGGTGATAACAACACCAAAACCTGTAGACATTCTAAGTGAACGACAGAGAGTATGGATTAATGCATTACGGTGGTGCGAGTCAAATGCGGTAGATGGAGCCATCAATCCAAAGGACAAAGACGGCACGGCATCACTAGGTAGGTATCAATTCAAGACAGGAACCTTTGCATATTATCAAAAACTCTATGGACTACCCAGTGCAGAATTAATGGACGGGGAGGCCCAAGAAAGAATAGTCGAACAGATGATCGTAAGAGGTGGAATCAAGTGGTCAAATGAATTCCCAGAATGTACACGCAAACTAGGAACACCACCACAAGTTAAGATATCCACTACCGAAAGGATTGACAACAAATAATAAGAGAGTAAAATAAACATATGAAAAAATTAGCAACAATAAAAGCAGACGAATGGTATACAATGCAAGACATTGTAAGTGGTAAATTCTTTGCATGGGCGAATACGTTCTGGTCGGTACGTAAAGTGGTAGCATCAGACCTGAAGAATAAAAATATACTTAAGGCGATTATCACTGGCAAGGGACGAGCGACGAAGTATCAATTCAAAGGAGAGAATATTTTAAAATTTATAAACGGAGTCGAATCAGGAAAGATACGACTTTAAAATCAAAAAACAATGACAACCATAGAAAATGCACTAGCGAAGTATACTCAAGTAATGGACAAAAGAAAGGACTACATCGAACAGCATAAAGCAATCTTTGATGGGTTCGAAAAGATAGGGATGGAAATTATAGATGCCGACAACGACCTACGAGATGCAGTAGCAGAAACTGGCACTGGAATTAATAACGGATCATTCAATGTAGTTGTGACTCCACAGACACAGAGGGTATACAACGAAGAGAAAATGAAACAGTACATGAATTCTCAACAGTTTGCAGACGTAGTGAGCGACGTAAAAAGACCACCACGAATCACAGTGAGTCCAGTGAGATAAAGGAAATTATTATTTATTTTTTATATTATATATGAGCGACACAACACATGTAGCAACGACACCAAATAAGCCAGTACCGACTAAAATAGATCAGCTTAAAAGTGTCCTTGCTGGTGATCCATTAAAGCAGATCACAAACTACTACGGGGGAAATAAGGAAGAGGGTATCAGGTTTGTAACTGCTGCAATTCAATACGTACGCAAGGTGCCAAAATTGCTAGAGTGCAATCGAACATCACTGATCATGGCATTCGTCCAATCGGCGCAGTTTAAATTTATGCCATCGGGAGTATCGGGAGAGGGATACATAATCCCATACAAAACAGAGGCAAAGTTCCAACTCGGCTATCAGGGAATCATTACACTACTCTATCGGACAAATAAAATAAGTGCGATCACTTCTAACATCATCTATCAAAATGATGTGTTCGAATATGAGGAGGGATTAAACGCAAAGCTGGTACATAAGCCAGCAATGTTCGGAGCCGACAAGGGTGAGGCCATAGGGGTCTATACAGTGGCTCAGATGAGCGATGGTACGAAGACATTCAAAGTCATGGACATGGCAGGGGTGATGGCTATAAAGAATTTATCGAAAGCCAAAGGCACTGCAGATAGCCCGTGGAATAGCGATAAGGATCCCGAAAAATGGATGTGGAGGAAAACTTGTCTTATACAACACGCCAAGCTCTTGCCGAAGACTGAAGAGATACAGAAAGCAATCGAGATCGACAACGACGGTGAGGGCATAGACAAACCAATACTGAATGCTGAGGGACCAGCAACAGCAAAAGCAAGTCACGGTCCAGTGATACACGATGCTGAGGTGATAGAAGATGATACGACATATGTGCCAACCGAAGAGGAGCTGGCACAAGATGAGATGGGAATGAAATAGGTCGAGATTAATAAATTAAATTATATAAACAATATGCAAATCTTAAAAAAGATAGTAGCAGTAGGTGCAATAATACTCGGAGTAATATTTGTACTCAATAGCGCATCTGATATCCAACTTGGATCAGGAGCAATATTGATAGCAGTTGGTGTGTTGGGTCTTTAAAAAAAGTGGTGTGTCTATGGGGGAGAACGAAAACGAGGGAATGTTTGAAAGTGCAATGCCCCTCCAATAACTTAAGCGTTAAACTTTCCTCCCCACAGGCACATCACAACCAATGTGTCAGGAGAATAATAGGGACGGGATAAAGGGACTACGTAATTCGTATGCTAGTCAGCAGGACAATGGCCCCTCCCAGAATGAAACTACTCACCAAATTATTCTCTAGGGGAGTGTAGCTCAGCGGTAGAGCAAGGGATACATCTAGACGGTGATATTAATAACATCATCGGTATGCCCTGCGCGGTGGTTCGAGTCCATCCACTTCCACATGATAATAAAAATCACAGACGACGAATTTAAAAAAGCAAAGCTATACCCAATCGAAAAACACTGGGCATCTGTTGTGTCGTACGTGGATAAGAAAGCAGGATTTGTGACACAGCTTTTAGAACATCAATATTTGCCACTCTTGGAATGCCATTTTTTCCAAGTTATCCCCTGTAAGGATTGACAAGGAATAACAAGGGAGTACAATAGAGATATTACTAATTTATTATTTATTTTTTATTATGCAAGAGACAAAAAAGAGTGTGCAGTTACCAATAGATAAACTAAGCTACTCTGGGCTTACGCAACTATTGAGAAATCCTTTAATTTTTAAATTAAAGCAGATACTTGGAGTGTACGACAGTAAGGTCGGAATGAACGCAATGATCGGCCGAGCTGGCCATGAGGCGCTCAAGTTCTATAATGGGGGCAACAAGGACATCCCATTGCCTGCAGATCGCGACGAGGCACGCGCACAGGCGATAGAAATAGGCATGGAGTACTTTGATACCGTAGACGACTTATACATCAAATACGGCAAGACTGGGAGCCGTGAGGCCATGCTAGAGGGATACACTAAGGCGATGCAGATATACTTCGAAGAAGAGCCAGAGTATAACAACATTGTTATATGTGAGAAAAAGCTAGAGGCGGTCATCAAGAATCACGATGGTCAAGAGTTTCCATTGCCTGCAGTAGGAGTGCCGGATGTAGTGGACCTATGCGAAGATGGAACCTATGACATCATAGACACGAAGTTCGTCAAGTCATTCACGCCACACGAGAATGAAGACGGTGAACCATACGAGGACTACATAAAAATTGTGCAAGCGAAGTTCCTAGATTATCTTTTAAAATCAGCAGAGGGAATACAGGCAAAGCGTGTAATCTTTCGAGAGATAAAGAGATCAATCAACAAGGGTGGTGGCAATCAGATACAGGACTACATCATACCGCTCGACCATAAACCATATGACATTATTTTTATAAATCTATACTCCGATGCCGTAAAGTTTATATCAAACCCAGAGAGCATATACCTACCGAACCTATCAGACAACTTCGATGGCGAACAAGCAGGCCTACTCTACGCGCAAGGATTATTGTCTGCAGATATGAGTGACATCGAAGTAATGCATAAAGTCAAAGACGTAGCACTGGTGAGTAAGAAGTTTGTCACGAGCCGACTGGACCAAGTACAGAATCAAAACCTACTCCCAGAAGAGAAGATCAAGCTACGACTGGCCGAGTTTGGAATACCAGTACAACCAGTAGAGACGATCGTAGGGGCAAGCGTAACGCAATACCGATTCAAAGTGAGCGCAGGTATATCAATGAATAAGTTTACAAAATACAAGAGCGACATAGCACGAGCGATAGAGGCGAAAGGAGACATCAGAATACTAGCACCAATACCGGGAACGACACTGGTGGGAGTTGAAGTACCAAGCGAAGAGCGCAAATCAATCAAACTATCTAAAGAACACTTTACACCGAACACACTCATGATACCGATTGGAGTAGATGCACACGGCAAGGTGACAAAACTACCACTCAATGAGATGCCACACTTGCTGATAGCAGGTGCAACAGGATCAGGAAAATCGGTAGTGATACATTCGATACTCACATCACTCACTAAACAAATGAAATCAGATATGCTGGACTTGATCTTGATAGATCCGAAGAGAGTGGAGCTGGTAGCATTTAAAAATTGTAAACATGTAAAAGGATCAAAGAAAATACTATACGAGTACGATGACATTATGCTCGCACTGCTCGGACTTGTAGACGAAATGGAATCACGATACAAAGTCCTAGAGCAAGCAGGAAAGCGAGATATTACTGATTACAACGAATATGCAAAGGGCAGAGAGTACGCATACAAAGTAGCAGTGATTGATGAGTTTGCAGACTTGATACTTCGTAGCAAGATAGAGGAAAAAAAGAAATCCATCGGCTACCAATCAAAGTCAAAGAAATGGTTATTTAAAGAATTGCTGAAGAGAGCGGATGGACGTGGATATATAAATCTTAAAAACGAAAAAGAAGATACTGAACGAGTAAAGATATACCCAATCACTGCATATCAAAAGGATGATTTGATTGACCTGCTCGATGCATTAGACCTTATGGATGAGCTAAAGCGCGGAGACGCGAGCATAGAGACGCTGGTGGTACGCCTAGCACAGATGGGCCGAGCAGTGGGCATACACTTGATCGTAGCGACACAGAGACCGAGTGTGGACGTGATCACAGGATTGATCAAAGCAAACTTCCCAACACGCATAGCACTGACCACATCATCACCGATAGACAGTCAAGTGATACTGGGAGAGATAGGAGCAGAGAAACTGACGGGTAAAGGAGATTTATTATTAATGAGTCCGAGTCTGCAAGGTCGGCAGCGATTACAAGGATTTATGTTAGGCAAATAATTTATGAGACCATATTGGATAACATTCGGGCAGGTGCATGTACACTCTATAAACGATAACACGATCGATAAAGATTGCGTGGTAGAGATTCAAGCTGAAGATGAAGAGCAAGCGAGAGATAAAGCATTCGAAATGTTTGGTCCGCAGTTTTGTTTTTTAAAAGCATACGAACCAGACATGAGTTACTTTCCTAGAGGTATTATTAAAATTAACTAAAAAATAATTATATGAATGAAGAAAGAAAAAGCGAGATTTGTGATATAGCATTAGGGACTAAAGCGATTCCAGACGATATGGTATTTAGTAAAGAAGAGGCACAATTATTGGTAAATTATAAAGTGGAACAAGCGTGGCAAGCCGTGCAGGAAGTGATCGCTATCCACAAAAAGAATATCAAACTACCAACAGAAGACGATAGAGTTACTCCAGAAACCATAGAGGTGGTTGAGGAGTACCTTGATATGGTAGAAGAAGAACTAGAGTTCCCAGAATTTCACTTGATCTAAAAAATGAATTGGCAAAATTTAAAAAAGAATAAGTGTCCGCAGTGTAATAAAGATGTAGTTCGATACCCGTTTAACTATGTACCTTTCAAAGATATGCTAGAGCATCCATGCGGATTTAAGATAACACAAAAGCGGTTTAGTCAAATCGTATCGGGAATGGTAGAAGAGGACTTATCCACTCACGAAAGAGTTGACAAGGAATGACAAGGGAGTAAAATGAAGATATGAAAAAACAACCAGAATATCTACCAAGTAAAATAAGACCAATCGTGCAGATAGTAGCACGCCTAGTACAGCAAGATATAACACTTGCTGACAACCAAGACCTACTCTGGGCGAACGTATTATCAGCAATACCGGAGCTGAAAGACAAGACCAAATGTATATGTGGCCAGAGTTTGAAAATCAGCTTATACGAGGCAGACTTGCACGATGCATTACTGATACTCGCAATGGCCAGAGTAGTACGCGAGAACGTAAGACAGGGCATGTCATTCACAGAGGCAAACAAGGTCCACATACCAACACTGCAGGCGACACAGGCCACTCTGAAGAGACAGACCAAGTGCGACTATCTAGGATTGATAAAGCAGAATCCAAACTGGCGAGGTACGGGCTACTGGTGTCTCACTTCATGGGCATGGCAAGCACTACGAGGTGAGCCAATACACAAAGCGGTGAAGTACTGGGAGGGACAATTGCTCGGCCGTAGCAAAGCGATGACGACACTAGGTGACATGTTTCAAAATCATAAAGACCTAGTAGAGCTTGCGATCGCAAAACGCAAAGCAGTAAAGGCAGACTACCGAGCGAAGTTCGAAGATTACAATCAGAGCGAATGGGTAGAGTTATCAGAGGCACCAGAGCAGGGTGCATTATTATAAACAAAGAGTGTTATAATTACTGAGTGACAACACCAGAAGATGTACTCGCTTTTAAAATATGCCTAGTGATGGGCATATTACTGGTATTGACATGCTATTTGATAGAACATGACGGCATGTACGATGGAAGATAGATTGTCTATTGTCGCCAAGCATCAATTCAATTCTAGTCCGCGAGGACAGATATCAAAGACACCGATCTATAAGGTCTCCGTAGCTCGACCTTACGGAATAGCTGACCAGATCAATGGGCGTTGAATGCCGATGCTGGGCGAGAGTAGAGAATTAAAAAGTTATCCACACTTTTATCACAAAATAGCTCTTTTCATTCTTTGCAATTACTTAACAGTGGTAGTATAATTTAAAAAGCAAATTATTATTTATTATTTATTACATGAGCGATACAATCGAAGTTCGAGATTTGAGACAACAAGACTGGGTATGGACAGCGAAAGCACTATTGTTCCATCCTAAAGTAGATGTAAAAATGTACAAAGTGTATAACGGACTTGCTGCGTACTCTAATAACATCACACAAAAAGCATTCCCTAGTATTGCAACACTCGCAGAAAAACTTCATATGACACGCATTATAGTGATGCAGGCCATAGGCAATCTAGAGGGCGGTGGGTTTATTCATATCCAAAGAAAACTAGGGGAAAAAAATATATATACACTTCTTGATATTCCAACTATTGATACAGACAAGAAAACAACGGGAGCGAACACAGAATACAAACCATCAGAAAAGACACGATACTTCTTCAAAGGCATTGCTGATTTAAGAGATAAAATTGAAAGCGAACACGCAACACAAACGCGTGAATTTCTTGTTGCATTGCAGAGTAAATACCCGAACGCTACAAAAAGTTTAATCTGGACCGAAATACAGAAATTCGAAAGATACTGGACAGAACTAAATCAAAGCGGAACGAAAGAGAGATGGCAGAAAGAGACTGCGTTCGAGGTAGATCGCAGATTGGTCACGTGGTTTGCAAAGAAAGATCAGTTTAAAAAGGTCGAGATTATAAACAATAACAAAGGCAAGACAGTAGAATTTGCCAGAGCATAAAATGTACATTGTAAAAATGACGAACTGTGATATCAAAATAGAGAAAGAAGAAGTAGCAAGTGTTGTAGATGGTATCGCACGTGGAGTAGTAAAGATACTCAAGCAGGGAGTATTTAATCCATCCTACTTCGTAGCCGTAATCAAAGACCCGAACATGCTTGTTGAAAAACTTGTAGACGACAATGGTCACTACACAGGCGCAGTAAAACCAGTACCACTGACAGACCTATTCGTAGGACTGAGAGAAGAATTATTACAGCTTGCTGATGGAAAAAAGATATGAAAGGCAACCTAAAATTAATAGGCAGACACAAGGGATATGAGGGGGAGGGATTAAAAAGAAAAGAAATAATTGAGACCACGATCGTAGAGAAACCAACGCCTTGTAAACATTGTGGAAAGAATCCGAGAGCGCCATCATCATCACGATGCAAAGAATGTTCATTCGGATATAAAAAGAATTTAATCCAGACGGGTCGATTAGCACAGAAAATAAATAAACAATTATTAAATAAGTAGTATAATAAAAGTATGACAAAAGCTATCGAACTCAAAGCAACAATTTTAAAAATTGTACGCATTAACGGAAAGGCAGAGGCGCAGATGATCGTAACCGTACCACTATCAATGAGTGTAGAAATACCACTCGGATCGGTAAAGATTAATATACAAACATTGCAGTCGGCTATGTTTGCTGATGATGAAACTAAGAAAAAGAGATAACCTATGAATATCACTGATGATGCAGTAGTTCCTGCTCCTGATTCTGGAGCCGAACTTGATCCAAATAACCCAGATAGATATGAAGATACAGACGAAAACGGTGGAGGGATGGTCCAACATTAATAAATTAATTTAAAATATAAAAAAATGAATCCAGATAATATAGTGCAGTTATTACCAGACGTAAAGGATATGGTGAAAAATGGATACACAAAAAGTCACTGGCTCCAATACTATAAAAACCTATGGACAAGAAATGCTGTAGCAATGGCAATCGATGTGCAAGGTGACAAGGTTCGCAAAGCTGAAGATCCAGAGATGAGTGTTGAAGATAATAATCAGAGTATGCCAGTTAAGATTCGTCTCGAAAATAGAAAGATAAAGCTCCAAGATTACCTAGACGTAATCACAGCAATCGATACACTCATGGCTATCGAAGAGAGCGAACTTGATGCGAAAGTATTTAGTAAAGAGGCCCTCGCAGTTGATGAAGATATGCTACCAAAAGCAGAGGAACCAGAAGTGAAACTACCTGAAGAAGAAACTAGTGGTGAAGCAAAAATATAATATATGAAAAATAACCTTACAGTTGAACAAGTCCCTATCGAGCAATTAAAGCCATGCGAGTATAATCCTCGTAAATGGAGTGAAAGCGCACGCAAGGGACTGACTGAAAGTTTAGATCAATTCGGATTCGTTCAACCGCTTGTAGTCAATAGCGCACCAAAGAGAAAGGGTGTGATTATTGGAGGTAACTTTAAATTGGATATTGCGCGCGAGAAAGGAATGAAAACAGTGCCAGTGGTGTGGGTTAACTTGCCAGACATTAAGAAAGAAAAGGCACTCAACCTAAGATTGAATAAAAATCAGGGCGAGTTTGATAACGATCTACTTGCAGAATTTGACGAAAAAATGCTTGCAGATGTTGGATTTGACAGTAAGGAACTCGACAAAATATTTAAAGACGAAAGTGGTGATGACTTTGATGGAGACAAAGAGGCAGAAAAGATAGTCACTCCGACATCTAAACAGGGGGACATCTATCAGCTTGGCCGGCACAGACTCATGTGTGGCGACTCATCGAGTATCGAAGATGTAAAAAAACTGACGGGGGGGGTACAAGCAGATATGGTATTTACAGATCCGCCTTACAATGTCAACTATTCTGGTTGTGGCAAAAATACTTCGAACACTATCAAAAACGATAATATGGATGAATCAACATTCAGAGTAATGCTAGGTAAATGGTTTGCTTGTTACAAGCAAGCAATGAAACCGACCGCACCGATGTATTGTTGCTATGCGAGCCGAACACATAGAGAGTTTGAAGATGCACTAAATGCCAATGACTTCGAAGTACGAAATCAGATCATATGGGTGAAAAAGGTAGCAAGTATGGGGTGGGGAGATTACAGATGGAAACACGAGCCGATTTTATACTGCCATCAGAAAGATGCATCAATGCCATTCTATGGAGACCGTAAACAATACACTGAGTGGACAGAAGAAATGTCAGACGAGGAGTTGTTGAAAATGGTAAAGAAGATGGTAGAGAAAGAAGAAGAGGGCGACTCAACTGTCTGGCGATTACATAGAGAAAACAAATACGACCATCCAACACAAAAGCCAATCAAGCTCGTGTCTATTGCTGTGCGAAACTCAAGCAAAAGAGATGACGTGGTGCTTGATTTATTTGGAGGAAGTGGTAGCACGATGATAGCTTGCGAGGGATTGAATCGGACATGCTACACAATGGAACTTGATCCTAAATACTGCGATGTAATAATCCAGAGATATGAGTTACTAACAAAACAAAAAGCCGTAAAATTATAAGATGAAATACGTACTTGGAAAACCATTTATCTGTGAATCTATCGGCCAGAGCAAGGCAGTAAAACCGATTGATTATTATATACCCACAGAAAATGACAACTTCAAGTATTTAACTTTAGTAGGGAGAGAAGCAGGTGATCAGTTTGAAAGTGAATTTATAAGACGAAGAGAGCAACGACAACAATATGAAAGAGATAAATATTAAATTAACTATAAATTCAGATTCCGAAAGAATGGGCGGGCTTTGGTGTATAAAAGGGACTCGCTGGCCCATATCTATGCTTGATGAATATTTGGATGGAAGTACTGGCTTTGGAGGAAATGGAAAGTTTAATAAAAAACGCCTTAAGAAAGATTTCCCAGATATTTATAGCAAATTATTTATTAAGTAAGGGGTACAAGGAATATGGAAAAGAAATGTTACGAAGCTGAAAATGGGCAAAAAGATACAGGGGGGAATCCTATAAAGATTAGAGGTTGCTACTGCGGAACAACTGCCTGTAAGTATCTAGGTTCTAACGACTATCCTTTGCCGAAAGATTTTGACGAATTAGCAATTAAGAAGCACTATAGTAGTATTTTAAAGAGTAAACTTATATGACAGAACTAGAACTAAACAAAATACACAACATAGATTGCCTAGAGTTTATGAAAACCTTGCCTGATAAGTGTATTGATTTAACTGTAACAAGCCCTCCATATGATAACCTGCGAGATTACAAAGGATATTCTTTTGACTTTGAAGGTATTGCTAGGGAATTGTATCGGGTAACAAAACAGGGTGGCGTAGTAGTGTGGGTAGTTGGAGATGCAACTATTAAAGGAAGTGAAACAGGCACATCATTTAAGCAAGCATTGTACTTTATGGAGTGTGGCTTTAATTTACACGATACTATGATTTACAGAAAAAATTCACTTACATTTCCCGACACAAATAGATATTACCAATGTTTTGAATATATGTTTATTTTGTCAAAAGGAAAACCAAAGACAGTGAATTTAATAAAGGACAAAGAAAACAAGCAAGCGAATAAAACTATAACAGGAAACTATAGAGATGTTGATGGCTCGCTAAAAGAAATGTCGGGTAGTAAGAAAAAGAAAACTATTAAAGAAAAAGGAGTTAGATGGAATATTTGGGAATACAATACTGGATGGCAACATTCTTACACAGAAGAATTTTTAAGAGGACACCCCGCAATATTTCCCTATAAATTAGCAGAAGACCACATAATTTCTTGGAGTAACGAAGGAGATACAATCCTAGACCCAATGGCAGGAAGTGGTACAACATTAAAAATGGCAAAGAAGAATAATAGAAATTATATCGGAATAGAAATCTCGCAGGAATACATAGACATTATAAATAAAAGATTATTAAAGTTTAACTCTCCCAACCAGTAAGGGGTAACTAAAATATGAAAGAGATAAAGCTGACCATAACTGGTAACCAAGAAAATAAAAAAGGCAATCCGATACCATACCTACGTACTACTCAAGGGAGTCAGTGGACGGATAAAGCGGTACGGTATCAGGAATGGAAAAGGTACGTAGTAGCACAGCTGATTGACTGGCTCGATTCAATACCAAAAGCTGAACGTATGGAGTATAGCGATGTTATCTATTTGCTAGGTAAGAAACCCATAAAGGCGACAACACAGAAGATACACATGCGACTCTGTATCACATGGGCAGACAAGAAACATGCAGACTGTGACAATGTTTTTAAAGGAATAGCTGATGCGCTGTTTATGAATGACAAATACCTGAGTGGAGAGTTTGACTATCATTATGGAGATCAAGCACAAGTAGAAGTAACAATAACATTCTTATGATCTGGGAAAATCTAAAAAAAAATCTATGTCCATACTGTGAATCATTTCTGATGTTCGATGGAGATAAAGAAATAAACTGTACTTCGTGTAGATTTCATATTGATCCAGCACGGTTTAAATCGATGGTAGAACATCAATCAACGGTAAAGAAAATCGTAAAATTGAGATGGCAGAATTTAAGAATAGGTAGGTGTCCGGAATGTGGTAGTGACCTAAAAGATGGTGTCGGGCAATTTGAAATATCAGTCTGTGTTAGACAACCAGAGTGTACATTCAAAATACGTCAGGATAAGTATATGGCGATACTAGCAGATCCGATGCATCCAGTACATCACTTCGAAATATAAACCTATGGAAGAATACGCAAAAAATGACATACGGTGTGTGCTTTGCGGATATGAATTTAATCTCCAGAGTATTATCGCTACTCAAAAAACAAAAGGATGTCCGAATTGTGGGGTACATGAAACAGCGCTAAAGATAAAGGATGACCAGAATATAAGAATGAACTGGCAGGAGGTGCGTGTACTAGCCATATATGCGCAGAGGTGGGCCTCCACGTTTGATATAAGCAATCCGGGCAATAAGACTGCAGTAGGGATACTAAACCGCATTGTGAGCGATTTGGAGCGATATAGGCCATTAGGATTAGACGGTCTTGATCCAAGCATAAAAGCACCAGAGATAGCAGAAGAGATAGAGGTCAGAAAAATAAAAGGAATCCCATCACCATTTTTTAAAAAACAAAAATTATAATCATGATACTTTCAAAAGACATAGAAATCGAAATAGTAAACGAGAAACCGCCAATCTGGGACGAGGTGCATAAACACTTTGATATCGATGACAATGATACGTTTTATACCTACGGAGATAAAATATACAATCCTGCAGGTAGATATGTGCCAGATCATATCATCGAACACGAATCAGTGCATGCGAGACAGCAAAAGGAAATCGGCGGACCAGACATCTGGTGGAAAAAATACATAGAAGATGATGCATTTAGAATGGACCAAGAGCTAGAGGCATACGGCCGACAGTACTGGTTTTATTGCTACCACGAGGGAGATCGAAATAAGCGTGCCAAGTTTCTCTGGGCGATAGCTAGTCATCTATCAGGTCCCACATACAAATTAACAATAAACCATGCGGATGCAAGAGTAGGAATTATTGCGCATGCAGAACGATATGACTAAAACAAAATACTTCTCAACATTCACGGGCATAGGGGGATTCGAACTTGGTATAGGAGAGAAAGGTGAATGCGTAGGATATAGTGAAATAGATCCATACGCAGATGCAATTTATAAGAATCATTATCCAACACATAAAAATTATGGAGACATTACAAAAATCAAAGAAAAAGACCTGCCAGACTTCGACTTGCTCGTCGGGGGATTCCCTTGCCAAGCTTTTAGTGTGGCTGGTAAGCGGAAAGGGTTTGATGACACGAGAGGCACGCTCTTTTTTGATATCGCTCGGATACTCAAGTGTAAAAGACCACGACTGCTTTTACTGGAAAACGTCAAAGGACTCCTATCTCATGAGAATGGAAACACTTTCAAAACCATCATCACCACGCTTACAAAACTGGGGTATGACATCCAATGGCAGGTGCTTAACAGCAAGAATCACGGAGTCCCACAAAACAGAGAGCGAGTGCTTATTGTCGGACATCTTAGAGGAACACCCAGACCAAAAGTATTTCCTATCGGAGGAGAAATCGAAACAATTGATAGGACTATCTTCATTGACGAAAGCCAATACAGAAGAGAGGGGAAAGTCAGAGAATACAAAGGGACAAGCCCAACACTCAACACGGCGGGGGGGGGTGGCCACATTCCGCTCGTAGTACAAAAACCCTACACACAGAATCCTAAAATGAGGGATTATGAGAAGAGAAAACAAGTAGGAGCTATCACAGCAAGTGTATACAAAGAGCCACCAGTAGTAAATGGAATAAGACGACTCACACCACTAGAGTGTGAACGACTACAGGCATACCCAGACTACTGGACAGCAATAGGGAGCTACTACGATACGAAACTATGTGCATATGTAGCTAAACAGATAAGCGATAGTCAGAGATACAAGGTACTAGGAAACGGTATCACGACGAACGTAGTAAGAGACGTAATAGATAGGATGTTAGAGTAGAAATGCAAGATAGAACATTGCATTGCAGAAAATAAGGTATAATGAAAAGTATCAAGGACATTATGAACACTCAACTGCAACAAAAAGCAAGAAAAACGACTCCTAGTAAGAGATCACTCTACACTGAGTTTATTTTATGGACCGCGATGCCACAAAAGGAACGAGAGAATCTAGGAATAGAGTGGCAACAGGACTTCGCAGAGTATTACAAAGTAGACGAATCAACCCTATGGAGATGGAAACAACGTGCAGACTTCGAAGAGAGAGTAGATGCAATCTTGAAGATGTGGAGTACCGACAAGACGCCTGCAGTAGTACATGCCATTTATAGATCGGCTATAAAAGGAAACCCATTTAGTCAACAGCTATGGCTCCAGTACTTTAAAAAGTTTAATCCGAAAGCAATACCAGAAGAGAACAAACAAAAGGTATTGTCGCCGGGTGATATACGATACATGGTCGAGCAATTACCAGAACAACTAAAAGAAAAACACTATGGATATCTTCGAGAACTCGCAGAGGACATTGCCGCTGTCAGAAATGCACGGGGAATTGCTGACGACGATTGGAACGAGAGACCTGCGACCACAGTACCTGACGAGGCCGATAGAGATGCATCAGACGTTCCAAACGAAGAACGATCCGATGACATGGCCAAAGGTGATACGCGATGCGCATGGACTGATTTGGTCAGGCATGTATCCCAGAATAATAATCAAAGCGCCGAGAGGTGGTGGTAAAAGTAAACTACTAGGAACGGTGGGCTTTGACGACTGGTACTTGCGAACACGCAAGGTAGTAAACATGGGAGGATCTGCGGTGCAGGCCAAGATCGTGTATGACTACTTCAAAGATTACTGCGACATAGACGAATCAATCAGTGGTCACATAAAAGGGAAACTAAAAGCTATCGAGACCAATGGTATCGATGGTAACTATTTCTGTTCGGTAAATGCATCAACAAAGCAGACTCGTGGAAAACACCCTGATACATTTATCTCCGACGAGACATGCGAAACGGCCGACGAGCTGATACATTCAGCGTTGCCTATGGTGGACTCATCTCAGAAACCGCTAGTGATAATGGCCAGTACATTCCATAAGATATTCGGGATCTTCCAAGAGACATGGGATAACGCAGAAGAGCGAGGATACCTACGCATACAGTGGGACATATTCGATGTATGTAAGAAGTTTCCTGCAGACTTCTGGAACCAAGAAGATATTAAGAATATAACAGGCATAGAAAAGCTCAAGGCGCACGCAGGAGGCCGTACAGGCGATGAGCAGGGATGGATACCGATAGCAAACGTCATCCAAGCGTGGAGAGAGAAACCAACAGAGGACTGGTTTGAAGTGGAGTACTTAGGATCACGACCAAGTGCGGCAGGATTAGTGTTGAAACCTGAAGATGTGGATGATGCATTGTTTGATAGTCAACAAGAAACGATGTATAATTATATTAAAGGTGCAACGGTTGTACTTGGTATCGACTGGGGATTCTCATCGATGACATCCGTTGTAGAATTTATGGGTCACAAAGATCAGATGGTGGTGCAACTTGACAGCAAGACCTATCATCAAATACGAAGTGATGTTATAATAAAAGAAGTACTTGAGAAAGTAAAAAAGCGAGGTATCAGATTTATATACGCCGACAGTGCAGGTAAGTTTGAAAACGCTGCACTACAAAACGAACTCGCAAAAGCAGGACTCGCATGTAAAGTGATCGAAGTAGTATTCTCAAAAGAGAAAGAGGGAATGCTCGGAAACTTACGCGCACATTTTGAAAACAAGAAAATAAAAATACCAAAGAAAGTATTGAGAGAAGACGAGAAAAAAGTAAAGACATGGGTTGCAAACTTAGAGGCATACTGGCAATACAAAAGATATCGATACCAAGAGGGCAGTGATAAACCAGTAAAGAAAGATGATCACATACCCGATGCAACTATGTGTGCGCTCCAACATTTTATATTAGGAAAATATGTACGATCAATTACTCCACAAAAAACTACAGAGAATAGAAAAAAAGAAACCGAACGCGATAGAGGCATGGACAAGCCCATCACATCGGGATTATTAAATAAGCAATTTTAAAATGGCCAAAAAACAGCTCGTTTCAAAAGTGGTAACAAAAAGAAAAAAAACTACTCAATCTCATTCAGAGAGTATTATTAAAATTGATCCACCAGATACAAAGGTGAGCATACCACTTAAGAGATCAATGCCAACGCAAGAGATAGGTGATTCAGGTACTCGAATGACAAAGGGTATTATTACTGACGACTACAACGCGAACCTACAAGGAGCGCAGGCGATTAAGGTCTATGATGAAATGAGAAAGAGTGATGGAACGGTCCGAGCAGCAATGCTTGTGACTTCTTTGCCAATACGAAGAGCAAAGTTTTTTGTCAATCCAGTATCGCAAGACGGCGTAGACATCGAAGTAGCAGAGTTTGTAAAGAAAGCATTGTTTGAATGGCATCAAGGTTCATGGGATGACATCGTACGTCAGGCACTATTGATGTTGCCATTCGGAGTAATGGTATTTGAAAAGGTATATGGCATTCGAGAGAATGAGGGCAAGACATATGTGACCATTGATAAATTCGCACCACGATTACCGAAGAGTATTCAGCAATGGGAATTGTCGGATGGAACATTTGGTATACAACAAGTAAAACAGATAGGTGGCCTAGCGCAGATACCGGGAAGTAAACTTTTAATATTCGTAAATGAACGAGAGGGAGATAACTGGTGGGGAACATCAATGCTCCGTGCAGCGTACAGGCATTGGTACCATAAAGATAAATTTTATAAGATAGATGCAATCGCATTTGAACGTCAAGGATTGGGAGTACCAATGATAACAATGCCACAGGGGTACACAGAGTCCGATGAACGTAAAGCTATAACTGCAGCAGCAAACTTGCGCGCAGCAGAGAGTGGTTATTTGATATTGCCACCAGACTACAAGGCAGAGTTTATGAACATGGGGTCATCGACAACACGTGATCCACAGAACAGTATCAACCATCACAACAAACAAATACTCCAATCAGTGTTAGCGCAATTCCTAGAGCTTGGCCAGACATCATCAGGTGGAGGATCACGCGCACTCTCAGAAGACCAGACAGACCTATTCTTACAGGCGATGGAATCAGTAGCAACAAATATAATCTCAGTTATTAACAAAGATTTAATACCTGAACTTGTTGATATGAACTTCGAGGGTATCGAGATATATCCAAAGCTAGATTTTTCTGGTATAAGCCGAGTGGATGTCAAAGCACTAAGCGAGGCATACTCATCACTCGTTACATCAAAAGGAATCACACCGACAGATAAAGATCAGGCGTACTTCCGAGCAGTGCTAGGATTGCCTGAAATAACACAGGAAGAAATGGATGAAGAAGTAGCACCAACACCAGATGGGATAGATATAAATAATCCAATACCAAAGAAAGATATACCAGTAGATGATAAAAAAATAAAAGATGCAACAGAAAAGGAAGAACCTATTGCAGGAGAAAAAGATAAAGTAAAAGAGGAAATAAAAGCACACGATCACAAAAAGAAAGTCCGTCAATTCAATGATGGTAAAGGTTTTGTATCATGGCGCAAGCTGACATTCACAGAGCAGAAAGTAGATTTTGAAAACATCGAGGATCGAATGAATGCATTACAGATAGAGTTTACACAAGAGGCAACTGATTTAATGAATGAGGCCAAGAATGCGTTTATAGCAAAACTACAGAGTGCGCTAGATGACAGTGACAACAAAGCCATCGCTGAGTTAGAGATTAAATTCGTGAAAGATTACAAAGCGCTCATAAAAGATTTTATGAAGACAGCTATGGAGTACGGAAAAAACAATGCGGCAGTAGAGATGGGAGTAAACACACCGCCGAATGCATCGGACACTCTAGCAAGCATAGACCTACTCGCAGACACAATCGCGTGGAAAGCGGCAATTGATATTGAAACAAAAGCGAAGATAAGTGTAGTGAATGGCCAGAAGAAACTATCAGAGAAGAGTGCATTTGCAAGTATTATCCAAGTAGTAGGATTGATTGATGCCGCACTAGAAGATACGATCGGCAAGGTAGTATCAACCGCAGCAGGGCTTATCATAAACCAAGCAATCAACATGGGGCGCAAGGATGTATTCGATAGAAACTCAGATAAGATATATGCCTTACAGCGTAGTGAAATACTAGACGAAGATACCTGTGATTTCTGTTTGAGTATGGACGGTCGAGTAGTATCACTCGAAGACAAATGGTCAGCAGAGGATTCATTCCACACGAACTGTCGTGGAATCTGGGTAGAGATTTTGAAAGAAGAGCCAGAGCCACCAGAGATAGACGGAGTCCCAGACAACCTAGCTGATTATTACGGAGGTGAACCGAATTCATTAGTACAACCACCGAAACCAATAGTGAGACCAGATAGTCCAGCGCTCGAAGAAGTGGAAAAGAGAAAAGAAAAGAAGAAGTAATCCACAGTTTTAGAACGCTTGACTTAAATAATTATTAGTAGCGTGTTATAATAAAATCATAAGACCAATGAAGACAGAATATAAAAAATCAAAACTGAATGACAAGTACGTGGGAATAATTCCTTTTGAGTTTGAAGAGAGTAAGAACGCAACTGTCGACATCCCAGATGTTATACATCTGATTCCAATCGGAGAATGGATGCACGACATGTACGGTCCTATGATCATAAACAACGCCGACATTAGAGAGTTTGCACAAAACTTTAATGCGGGCGTGAGGAAAGGAGTATTCATCACTGCAGGCCATGAGGGATTTCAAGAATTGCCAGCAGTAGGATGGTTAAAAGAAGTTGAGGTTAGGGGTGATGGTTTGTGGGGAACAGTAGAATGGAATAGCGAGGGGAAAGAGGCACTATCCGATAAGCAATGGAAGTTCTTCTCACCGGAGTTATGCCGGGACTACGAGGACCCAGAGACACATGATCTCTATCGAAACGTGTTAACAGGAGGCGCGCTCACAAAGTCACCGTACTTTAAAGAGCTACAAGCGATCGTCTTCTCAGATAAAAATATTAAAAGTAATTTCAACGATATAAATATGGATTTAAAAACATTGTTAGAAAAGGATATCGCTACTCTTGAAGATGCTGAAAAAGCATTTATCAAAGAGCATGCATCCGAACTTACAGACGAGCAGAAAGTAAGTCATGCAGATGTGATCAAAGAAGAGACACCGGCAGAGACTGAAGAAGAAGAAACTGCACGTTTAGAAAAGGAAGCAGGCGATGCGAATGAGGCAGCAGGTCTCAATCGTGATGGTTCAGCAAAGCAAACAGAAGAGCAAGCTATGTCAGAAAAAAATGGCATGGTAACAATGCCAAAAGCAATGTTCTCAGCACTTGAATTAAAAGCTAATCAAGGCGCAGAGGCATTCAAAGAATTAGAAAAGAGTAAGCTAGATAGCTCAGTGGCAACACTAACATTCTCAGCAAGCAACAAAGAGGGCCGTTTCCTACCAAAGAGTGCAGCACCATTACGTGCATTTATGGAAAAGCTAAATCAGGAACAGCGTACAGCATTCTCAGCACTCATAAAAGAGATGCCAAAGACAGAAATCTTTAATGAGAAAGGCGACAATAACGCAACTATCGAAGCATCAACAATGACAGAAGTAGATAAGTTAGTAGAGGCAAAGATGGCAGCAAACCCGACGATGGCTTATTCAGAAGCTCTGAAAGCAGTATTCGGTGAAAACGCAGGACTAGAACAGCGTTACAACGATGGTCTACCAGCAGTAAAAGGAAAGAATTAAAACATTAATCATTAATACACATAATAAAAATATATGACAGTATCAATAAAAGATTTCGTGAAGTCATTCGTCTGTGGAGCAACAACTCTCATAGCGAAACAATACTACATCGTCAAGCAACATACTGACGGTACTATGATCCTAGCAGCAGCAGCAACAGACAAGATCGTAGGTGTGCTTATGAACAAGCCAGCAGTAGGTGCAGCAGCAAATGTTCAAATCGGTGGAACAGCAAAAGTAATCGCAGGTGGAACAATCGCAGTAGGTGCATGGGTAACATCAGATAGTGCAGGTAAAGCAGTAGCAACGACTACAGACAAAGATGTCGTTCTTGGTAAGTACCTCGGTACAGCATCAGCAGCGTCAGGAGACATCATCGAAGTACAGCTAGGCATCTTTACATTGTCAGCATAATAAGTCGAAATAAATATAAACATAATAATAATCTAAATATAAACATATGATAGTACAACAAGATGTAGTCGTTGATCCAGCGTTGGGTAATGTTTCAATCAAATACACTAACAGTGCATTTATTGCAGACCTAATCGCTCCAACAATGAAAGTAAATAAGCAGACAGGTAAATACTATGTCTACGACAAAGCAAACCTACGCGTAGACAAAACAAACCGTTCAGCAGGTAGTGGTGCAAATGAAGTAGATTTCGGTCTATCAACAGTAGCATTCGCATGTGATGACCATGCCCTTAAGAGTTTCGTAGCAGACGAAATTCAAGACCAAGCAGATGCAGCATTAAACCCGCTCATCGATGAAACAGAAGCGTTGACTGAAAAATTAATGCTCGACCGTGAGGCAACACTCGCAGCAATCCTTGCAGACACAGGAACAATGACTCAGAACACAACTCTATCCGGAACATCACAATGGAGTGATTACTCAAACAGTGATCCAATCGCAGACGTTCGTACAGCACGTACAACAATCCATGCTGCGACATTCAAGAAACCAAATACAATGATCCTCGGAAAACAAGTATTTGATATGCTTGCAGAACATCCACAAATAATCGAACGCATCAAGTATTCTCAACTCGGAGTAGTTACAGAAGAATTGCTCGCTCGAATCTTCCAAGTAGAAAAGGTATTAGTCGGTGAGGCAGGTAGTAACACTGCAGTAGAGGGCCAGACAGACTCACTCTCATACGTATGGGGCAAACACTGTGTGCTTGCATACATCGCTCCAAAGGTAGGAATCAAAACTCTTACATTGGCAGTAACATTCACTTACGGTGAACGTGAAGTCAAGCGTTGGTATGAACAGGACCGTGAGGGAACATACGTTCGTGTCGGTAAAGATAACTACGTTCAGAAGATCGTCGCTGCAGGTGCAGGATATTTGATCAAGAACGCAATAGCTTAACAATTAAAAGTGCTTAGAGGTTTCGCTACTCATCCGCTTGGAAACGGGCGGATGGAATAACGAACGTTCGTGTCGGTAAAGATAACTACGTTCAGAAGATCGTCGCTGCAGGTGCAGGATATTTGATTAAGAACGCAATAGCTTAACAATTAAAAGTGCTTAGAGGTTTCGCTACTCATCCGCTTGGTAACGGGCGGATGGAATAACGAAATCTCAAGGTTGCGATCGGATCAATACCTACAGCACAAAATAAAAACTATATGGCAAAAGAAGTAAAAGGTTTAATACAAGTAGCTCCACAATTTCAAGTAAAGCGTGGTGCTGTTAAAGCAGAAAGTGGCCTTGCAACAAGATATGTAGCAAGCGCTATTTTTGATCCATCTGCAGATACAACAAAGAGACCAATAGCAACATATGGACTCGGAGTATATATCCCAGCAGGTGCAATCGTAACAAACTCATGGTGGGATGTTATCACAACATTCACAACAGCAAGTGCTGATGCAGGAACTATCGCAATCCAAGTACAAGCGGCAAACGACGTTGTAGCAGCAATTGCTGTCTCAGCAGCAGGTGACGTATGGGATGCAGGTATACACGGAGGATTGCACGGATCATACGCAGAGGCGACTGTAGCAGGTGATACAGCAGTACTAGATGCAGCAAGAAAGGCCGCATCATACCTAAAGTGTACAGCAGAAAGAGAGCTATCAGTGGTAGTAGGTGGCCAAGCCCTTACAGCTGGAAAAATGATTGTATTCGTTGAATACGTAATCAGCTCAGTTGCATAATTATTCTAATCAAAAAAACAATGAACAAAATATATAAAGTTACATCTAACATAAAACACAACGGAGAAGATATTAAAAAAGGTTCCTTTGTTGAAGAATTTGTGGGAGCAAACACACTTGCAGCAGATGGAGTGTTAAAACTCGTCGAGGGTGCAACAACTCTTGAAGAGGCGGTGGAAATTGATGCAGAGGAAATAGCGAAAGCTGGGGAATCTGTAGAGGAAGAAGTCGCACCACAGAATACATGGGAGCCAAAGAAAGACGAAGAAGAGGCGGTGTTGTATCTGCTGATGGATCAAAAATAGCGCTTGCTACATATCTTGTTGCAAGGCCACATATATACTGGTCCAATGGAATACTACAAGGTAGTAGGTGAAGTACATCCACTCAATGAAGATGGTACAGAGAAAGAAGAGGCCCTAGAAATAGGATCAATTCATTACCTACCAACAAATGCAGTAGATTTGGAAAGCGATAATTGGACTCTTGCATCTGACGAGGAAATCGAAAGTTATAACGAAAATCTAAATAAATAAAACATATGACACAAACACTACCCTACACATTCAAAGCAAACCCTATAGCTGCAAGTAACTGCGTACCATTCGGAACAGACCAATCAGCTGGTGCGGCATTACAGATAGGATTCGGAGATCGTATCCGAGTACGATCAGTAGCCGTAGAATCATCAACAGTCAATCTCTCATTCACATACTCTGTGAAAGCGTTCTTAAAAATATAAGTAATCGTATTTTTACTCTGTCCCTGATATAATGTATATCAGAGGCGGAACTAAGAATATATAAACAATGTCAACACTCGACTCACGTAAAAACTTTGCAATAACAAGCGCCACCACTGGATACAGTGCAGGTGCAACATCTGTCGTAATCACTACGGGCGACGGTGCGAAGTTTCCACAACCATCAACAGATGGTGAATTCAACCTAGTGTGGTGGGACTCAACAACGTATGCAAACCCTGCAGATGACCCTAATGTCGAGATAGTGCGCTGTACAGCGCGTACAAGCGATACGTTGACGATTACACGCGCACAGGAGGGTACTAGTGCCACAGCGAAGAATACAGCAGGCCATACGTACAAGTTACAGCTAGGTCCAACAGCAAAGATGATTACTGATATTGAGACAGCGCTCGATGCAAAGGAATTGCTGGCCAATAAGGATACTGATGGCACACTCGCAGCAAATAGTGATACAAAATACGCATCACAGAAAGCAGTAAAAACATATATTGATACAGGGCTTGGTACAAAACAAAACTCACTAGGATACACTGCAGAGAATACGGCTAACAAAGGAGCGGCCAATGGATATACTCCACTCGGTAGTGATAGTAAAATAGCATCAACATATCTACCAGCAATAGCAATTACTGATACATTTGTCGTTGCATCACAGGCAGAAATGCTCGCACTTACCGCAGAGACAGGAGATGTAGCAGTACGAACCGATGAAAATAAAACATACATATTGCAAGGCACAGATCCAAGCATACTAGCAAACTGGGTATGGATGAAGACACCAACAGATTTAGTGTTGTCAGTCAATGGCCAGACAGGAGCTGTGTCATTAACTACGACAGATATAGCAGAGGGAACTAATTTATATTTTACAACTGGAAGAGCGCAATCAGCGATGTCAGGATTATATGAAGTACCACTCACAATCAGCACGGGACTCACACGAGCTACAAATACGATAACCAATAACTTATCAACAGGAGTATCAGGAGGACAGACTGTTATTGGTGGTACTGCTAGTGGAAATAGCTTAACACTCTCTTCAACATCGCACGCGACAAAAGGATCAATTATATTGGGTACATCTTCATACAATGAGGTAGTTAATACTCTTGGTATTGGTACTACAGCATCTACTTTACATAAACTTGTTATGGCAGATACAGTGCTGGCAGGATCAGGATCACTCGACGGCTCTCTTATAAACATGACACAAACGTGGAGTACTACAGGTAGTCCGACATCTATTCTTTTGAATGTTACCAATACTGCAAGTGGTGCAAATGCAAAACTTATAGATTTGAAAGTTGGAGGAGTATCACAGTTCAACGTCTCAAAAGCGGGGGTTGTAACAACAACCGGCATTATTGAAAGTGCCTCACAGGTTCGAGGTAGCAGTTTTCGTATTACTCTTGGGGGCTCATATATTTGGAATGGTGGCTCTCAAATAAAAAGTGCTACTGATGGTCTTATCCAATTACTTGACTCTGCCGGTACTGATTTTATTAGATTACAGCTAGGCGGTACTACATCATCATTTCCCGCTATTAAAAAAAATGGTGCAGCTATAAACTTCCGTCTTGCCGACGACTCTGCTGATGCGTCAATCACCGCAGGAAGCGCGACTCTATCTGGTGCTTCTACTATTGCCGATACTGTAGGTGCCGGCTCTGGTTCTCTTGCCGGTTCAGTGCTTTCAATGACACAAACATGGAATACATCGGGTAATCCTACGGCTATTAAGCTCAACGTAACAAACACCGCATCTGGCGCTTCTGCTTTGCTGATGGATTTGCAAGTCGGTGGTGTATCACAATTCAAAGTCGACAAGGCAGGTATTGGTACATTTGCCGGTGCACTTGCCCTTGGTGGTGCACTCACAACAGCATTCAACGTATCTGGTAACTCATGGCTTGGATCAACACTTGTCCGATGTGGTGCAACTTCTGGTTTCTCATGGAATGGTCGCTCATTTATGGGTTCACCTGCTGATGGACAAATTACTCTTTCAAATGGTGCAATAACTGATTTTAGTCGTCTTAATTTTGGGGGTACTACATCATCATTCCCCGCTATAAAGCGAAATGGTACAGCTATCAACTTTCGACTAGCAGATGATAGTGCTGACTGTGGAATCACGGCAAGCACAGCAATATTTAGTGGGGCAGTAACACTCTCTGATACAAATCTTGTACTAGGTACAACTACTGGAACAAAGTTCGGAACAGCAACAAGTCAAAAACTGTCATTCTGGAATGCCTCACCGATCGTACAACCAACAACAGCAATCGCAGCTGCGACATTTGTAGCGAACACATCTCTTATAGCAAATGACACAGCTACATTTGACGGGTATACTGTAGGTCAGGTCGTAAAGGCACTACGTAATGTAGGATTATTAGCTTAATAAATTCATTATATGAACGAAATAACATACGAAAAAATAAGCGATACAAAGTACAAGGAAATCAAACCACAACCACCAATAGAAGAGGTCGCAACACTTGACGTGTTAATTGAAGACCGTAAATCTATAGCAGATGGGCTTGAAAATAATAAGGAGCAAGTTATCTTTCTGACTAATGCTCTGGCAGAAATAGATGCTAAAATTCTCACTATTAAAGCATTAGGTGTGAAGACAAAAGAAGAAATAGATGGTGAACTACAACCGTAGATATGGTATAATTAAAGTATTATAAAATTAAAAAACAACAACAAAGTATATGAATCTAAAAAAAGAATTGGTAGCACTTAAAGGAAACACTTACCCGATGTCATATCCGGGAAATTTGGATATAGAAAAGGTAAAAAAAGAGAAAGGAATCGAACAAGTAACAAGCGAGGAATTGCCACACGAGACTGCTGAAAATGTGATTATAAACTGCTTAGCCAACTATGCAATCTCAGATAAAAAAGAAGCATTTTTATTGCAATCAGTAGCAACATTTATAAACTCTAGTGAAGAGCAAACAGAGCTACCGGAACGATTAAAGAATTTTCTAGGAAACCAAGTACTCCCATATTCAACATTACGAAGATCCGTTGATCGAGACGGTCAGGAACAAACACATGGTATGTATGCATCATGGGTTATAGTTCAGATATATAACATACTCGGCATCGAAGAGCCGAAAGAATAAAATGTCTTACGGAGGATCATACTACGGTGGAGAGCCATATGCAGGGGCAGGGGCGACATCACTCAGCTCAATCCTTGTTAGAAAGGCGCGTAAAGTAATAATGCTGACAAAGAATTTTCTCACATTACTAACAACGTCACGTCGCGATAAATCAGTATTATAAATAATATATAAATAAAATGTGGCAATTCATAGCTCCAACTGAAGATATCATAAAGACTGAACGCACCAAGCTGGCATCTGATTCAGTAGCTGGCTCAAACATTACACTATCTCTATTAGATAATAATAAGATAGCTCAAAATACATATATTGTTATAGGCACAGAGGGGGCGGAGAAGACAGAAATTGCACTCGTAAATGATGCAGTAACAGCAGGCACGGCCGTACGCGTGGCAACGCTCATATACGCGCACAAGGCAGGAGATCCAGTAACAGTGTACAGATTCAACCAGAGGAAGTTTTATGGATCACTTACTGCTGGGGGTTCATACGTCGAACTTACAGCATATGGATCACCATCACCAATACAAGTAGATGATCCACAGGGTACGCTATTTGAATACGCAGGAGGAGAGGGATACACATATTTTAAATCGACATACTACAACTCAACAACACTCGAAGAAACAGATCCAGATGATAGCGATGCAGTAGCAAGCGACCAGACAGGAAGATACTGTACGCTCTATGATATCCGAGTACAAGCAGGACTCACAAACAACCCATATATAAACGATGGACGTATCGAGGGAAAACGTCTACAGGCCGAGAATGAAATCAACTCGGTTATATTTCGTTTATACACATTACCACTAACAGAAGTACCAGCACTTATAACCAGACTCTGCATACTACTCGCAGCAGGATATGTGGACTTTGAAGAATACGGACCAGATGGTCAAGGAGTTAAATGGCTCGGCGAGGCACGTAGTATTTTAAAACAACTAAGCGATGGTACCAGAACTCTAATCGGAATAGATGGTACTGAACTAGCACGAAAGACATTAACACAGGGAATCGTAAGCTACCCAGACTCGGTCGATGATACTAATGGCCCTAGACAGTATTTCAAAATGGGGCAGAGATTCTAACATGCAACTCACGTGGTCAATCGAGGGCGAAACTCAACTTGCTCGAAAGCTCGAACATATAGGCAAGGAGATTAAAGATTGGAAACCAGCATTCAGGGAGGCAGCAGATCGATTGCAGACAATCTTCTCGAATGATGTTTTTAGAACAGAGGGAGGAGTTATAGGTCAAAGCTGGGAACCATTAAAGCCGAGATACCTAGCACAGAAAGTACAGAGTGGATATCCTCCAGACATTTTGATACGAACAGGGAAAATGAAAGAAAGTTTTTTCTCAAACGTAACAAAGGACTATGCAGAGATAGGTAACAACGCAGAATATTTTAAATATCACCAATCAAAACAACCACGCAGTAAGATACCAAGACGTATCATGATGAAGTTAGGGAATCCACAGAAAGAAATAGTCACAAAGATATTCCACACTTACTGGTATAAAAAAGTAAACTCAAAATAATATGCCTCCACAATATAAAGACCCAATCATACAGAAATACATAGATTTAATAAAGACGGCCACAGGTACGGCTTTTAAAAGTTTCTATCAGGGTGATCCATTCAGGATACCAAAATCAAACCTACCGGCATTATTAATATCAAAGACACAGACTCAAGTAGGGCCACTAAGCAACGCAGAAGACAGTCACAACATTGGACTAACCATCACAGTGATTACTGACATCCGAGATGAGCGAAGTGACGACCAGCAAATCACACCGGGGATAGCACAGCTCTATGACTTACTAGAGGGTAGAGATGA